AGCAAGTAGATGTAGCTTCCCCCGCCGCTTGGGTAAATAGCCAGCGAGTACACAGACAAAAAATCATCTGGGCATGACAAGTACTTATTGCCGGACGTGATTGTCCCCGTCACGTTCTTACGCAAGTTTGCGATCTGAACTGTGTTGTATATACGTTGTTCAGCCTGCTTGATCATTGTGTTCATGTCCGTTGTATTGAACGTGTTTTCACAATAATCGCTGACAGCGACTACAAGCTGGGCATAAGTCAGTGCCATGGTTACATCAACCCATTGGGCCTCTGGACATCACACCCTTGGTAGCCGCGCCAGTACCACGCATCTTGATACCGCTGGTTTTGACTTCATCGTTGATGCCAATACTCACACCGTCCATGGGAGTCCAATCAGCTTTACGGCTGATGGGGTTTTTGGGGCGCATGGCCACGCCGGGCTTACCGTCCATGGTGTGGGGTTGAGCGTAGACGCTGGCAGAACCAACCTCTTTACCCATCATCTTTTTGCTAAATTTACCCATTATTTGCTCCCAGATTTCTGGTTCATAGCACGAGACAAATTCTTACCGTATGTCTTACGGTCCATGCTGGTGGGTCCACCTTTTTTCATGCCCTTGACGTGCATGCGAGACTCATGGCCTTTGACCATTTTCTTAGCCTCTGTGTCGGCAATAGCCTTGACTTGTTTCTTGTCCATGTTCGCTCCTAAGTTACGCTTACCGTTACTGTACCAACACTTGCCGTTGCCACCAAGTAGTTTGGCGTTAAATCTACATCAAAAAAGCTAGACCCGCCCACCGGTCTCCAGCCCCACTGAATATCTCTCGACCCACCAGATGGAAACCCACCCACGTTGATACCCGAAGTCACGTAGGTCGTATCCGGACGGGGTTGACGAACCGCTTGAGGGTCATCCACCGGGTACATGCCCAACTGTAACTGCGGTTGGTCGGGGTCCCAGCACTCTGGACACACCTTGATCTGGAACAGCTTGGTCTTAATGACCTCGTTCTTAAGCTGCTTGAGTTTAAAACGCTGCCCGCACCGATCGCACTCGGCAATTGAAAACTTGCCAGAGGAGAACCGATTACCCATTACGGAGTGCTCCCCCCGATGAAGGCTTGTCTGGGCACTAAGCGGATCGCGGCTTTCTCATGATCTTCACCTGCGGCAAGGTTGAACTGCTCGTCATAGACACTTTTAAGCATGTCCATGCGTCCTTGCAGTTCAGGGACCTTCATCGCAATGTAGTACGCCAAGCCCGCCACAACACAGGGCAGGAAGCGGAAATTCATGTCCGCAGTCTCCACACCAGCACCAGCGTCTTGAACTCGACGCATGCGGTAGTAGACAAACTCGTATGAGGTCGACCCATCAGGGGTTGGCCACACAGTCACAGCGGGTAGCTGGGGCACATAAACGGCTGTTGATGCGGTGTGAGCCGCTGCCGTAGTGTTGTTTTGCCCGCGAAACACACTGTTCAAAGTGTTTCCTGAGATGTAACCATAGTACATGGTCTCATTGTCCAGCTTGATGTAGCCAGATGATGCCAGTCCCACAGTCGAATTTAACGTAAGCGTGGTGTCTGTGCTGGTGATAGTGCTTGCTAACGTCAAGTTAGTTGAGCCGGTTTCACCCGACAGACGTTGAATCCAGACCTGAATAGGCCGGGCTTGGGTTAATTTGTTAGGGATCGTGGCGTAGGTAGAAACACTAATACGCGTGATGGACAGGTCAGCTTGAGTGGTGGCGCTGTTGCCGCCCGTGCGGATCACATGATCCAGCAAGTCAATCGTATCCAATGGCAGCGGGTACGTGTTTAACCCCTGCACCAGTGGAAAAGAGCCCGCCTCAATCGTCCACATGTTCAGCCCGCGGTTGGCCCATTCGATGGTCATCAGGTTCATGGACCGGCGTGCAGTACGCAGATCGTAGCCAGAACGCATTTCACGGCCAGCCCTCTCCCACGCTTCCTCGGCAATCTCCGTGAAGTCAGGGTTGAACGATGTAGCGCCGGTTGTGGTCATCTAAATCCTGCCGTTTTCTTTGCTATTGCTTTGGGTTGAGCCACAAACTGTTTACCTGCCGCCTTACCTTTTCGTTTGGCCTTGGTGGTTGCTGCGTACTCGGCAGGAGACAAAGACTTGATTGCCGCTTCAGGTAAGTATCGCTCGCCTGTTTTTGACGAAGGCTTCCCCGATTTGGTACGCCATTTCTGGTCGCCCCAGTTTTTAAGGGAAGTCTGCGGTGCTTTCAATCTTTGTATCCCCCACCTGCGGCCTTGTACTTCTTGGCCACAAGCTGCGCTTTTCTCGCGCTCCATTTTCCAGCGCCAGTACCTTGAGTAGCCGCAGCTTTTACCTGGGACACAATCCGTTTACGCATGCTCGGCTTAGTGTAGTTCCCAGCCGCATTCACCTTTCCACCTTCAGCATACTCAGTGAAGTCAGTGTCATCCCGACGGGCCTTCTTAACGCCTTTGGGCATCTTGGAAGGGTTGATGTCACCCATACCGCGACTGGACATCATACAAACTTCCCGCGGGTTTTACCCTTGGTAGCGCAGCCATCTGCACGTTTGGAAGCAGTCATGCCGCCTTTGGCGTACTTCTGCTCTGGCCTTTCCTTGGTGTATTTCTCGTCGTCTGAAATAACCTTGGCGGCTTCCCGCGCTCTGTCAGTACCAGACTTCTCAACACCACGGGCTTCCCGCTTCATCTCAGCGGCAGCTTCCCGCTTCTTTTCAGCAGCGGCTTCACGTTCTTTTGCCAACTCACTGGCCTTATGGGCAAAAATAACTGGAGTAGCTGCCACCCCGGCGGCACCAGCGGCACCCATAGCATTTCCAATTTTGCTGGCAATGCCACTCCCACCCCCGCCACCGCCCTCAAGCGGCTGGTTGTCCATGCCGTGTCTTGTAAAACGTCCCATGGGATACCCCTTTAGCAGGCGCGACCGCCCTTGGCCATTTTGATCTGGGTAGCTTTGGTTTTGCCTTTTGTGGCAATACCGTCAGCCGAACGGGTGAAGCCGCCAGCAGCCATCTTCTTCATGCCACCTTTTTTCATGCCCATCATCTCGGCCTTTTCGTGCTTCATCATGGAAGCAGGAGCGCCTTTTTTCTTCATGAAGGCCATTTCTTTACCAACCATTGCTTTGGATTCTTTCATGTCACCACCTCGTGAGAATGTTTTGCCTTTGTCGGCGTTGCTGAACTCTTTTCCCACGGACTGTGGGACTCCTGCTTTCTTGGCGAACGATGGATTGTGGGCCACCGCCTCCATGAATCTGTGCTGCTTTGCGCTATGAGAGGGCACTTCGCTGCTCCTTCATAAACATATCGATCTTGGTCTCCAACCGGTCCAACCGGTCCATGATTCGATTGATGTCTGTGTGCAAATCTATTTTGGTCACGTACTCTTTGGGCATCTCTTCACGCGTCTTGTTGATCAAAATCTGAAGGCGTTTGATCTCGTCGGACTTCTCTTTCAGACTCCAACCTACTAGCCCCAGAAAGGCCGTCAAAATAGCGTTCCAGATAGCCATTTCCATGTCAGCACTTCCAAGCCCTGAGGCTCTTGTTAATCCGGCTGTTTGGGTCTTTGGCTGTCTTCTCGGATGTGAGCTTTTTCTTCATCCCAGTCATCCTTGCACAGAAAGAGTCGCGCCTGCTGCCGCCCTCGGGCTGCGGAGCTTTCAAGCCCGGCTTGCCGGGGTTGGCTTTGTTGTAGGAAGCTCGGCCCTTGGCGTTCAAGCCGCCCTTTTCCGATTTGCCTTCTTTGCGTTGCCATGCTGGTGACTTAGCCATTTGCTACTTTCAAGTGCAGCTTTGCATGCTCCTTAAGGAGTGGCTGCAAAGCGTCTTGCTCAAAGTTACGGGTGAACTCTTGTGTGCCAATGTGCGGCAAGCTGATCATGGGGTCGAGGTAAATCTTGTACCCGTGCTCTCTGGCCCTGCGGCAGAACAGGTAGTCTTCCCCGATGTACTCGCCATCAATGATGGCAAAGTCAAAGACAGCGTACTCATCCGCGCCGTCTCCGTCGCCTTTGTACTTCCACTCAGGGTGGGCTTCGATCAGGGACTCAATGACATGGCGGCGGATCAGCATGAACCCAGTGGCCACGCTCTCAACCCGCATCAGGCCGTTCTCGTCGAACTCCAACTGGTTGTGCTCATCCAGATAGAAGTCCAAGAAGAACTTGGCATCTGCGGCTCTGCGGGGGTACGTACCAGCCACAATGTCCCGGTCTGTGGACAAAGCCAACAGGCGGGTCACAGCATCCGTGTTGATAACCACATCAGCGTCCACAAACAGCAGATCAGTGCAGTCTGAGTCCATGAAGTTGGACACCAACTTGTTGCGGGCCTTGGTGATGATTGAGCATCCAGACAGGTGAACCAGATGAATCTGAACACCCATCTTGTCCAACTTGGGGACGAGTTGCGCTATGGCAAAACAGGTCTTGATGTTGACCTTGCCATCGTAACAAGGGATTGCAAGCATCAGCTTGCGTCCCACCAAGTTGAAGCTCTTATCAGCCATAGAACACCGTCACAAAGCTTGTGTTTGAAATGCTGGCATACACACCTTTTGCCGCCAAAAGACCTTCTCCGGGAACCAGGACGGCCACGGGGTTGGTAACACTTTGGGCGGTTCCGAAGCTCACCAGCCAACGAGCGCCGTTATTCACATACCGGCAAGCTGTGCCGGGGGTTACGGTTCCAGAATTTGGGTCATCAAGCGTAAAAGTGCTTGAGTCAACAACGGTAATTACATAATTGCCGTCTGTGCCAGATGCGCCTGCTGCTGCGCTAAAACCAATGCCTACGCGATCACCTGTGCTTAGGCCATGCGCTGACTTAGTTACAGTAACAAGTGTCCCTGTTCTGCCGTAACTAGCGGTTATAGGAGCTACCGCAGTGTCAAATATTTCTACGACACCAGCGCCGCCACCACTACCCTGAAAAGTAATTTGTTTTACGCGATAACGCCCCGCTGGGGCAATAAAGCCTGAAACATCAAGATGCGCGGCCTGTACATCATATTGCATTCCCATAATCAATCTCCTGAAAAGCGGGGGCCGAAGCCCCCTGGATCAATTAAGCGGATGCTGGGAACTGCGAACCGTTAGAGTCGGCAACAACGTACACCACGGTAAATTGAACCG